TTGTAATGTCAAAAACAGTCGTTCCTGTTTCAGGGTAACTTGAACTTTCATATGCGTCAAGTTGAATAACCAATCCTGAGTTTACGATACTTGTTGTTGTAGATGGTGTTGGTGTCACACTTGGTGTTGGAGTTACGCTTTCAGTTGGTGTGGGAGTATTGGTCGGAGTTTCCGTTGGTGTAACAGTAGGTGTTGGCGTTGGTGTTCCTGTCTCCGTTGGAGTGTTAGTTGGTGTAGGGGTGTTAGTTGCAGTTACACTTGGTGTTGGTGTATTAGTTGGTGTTGGAGTTGGAGTACTGGTTGGTGGAACAGGTGTAGGTGAAGGTGTTTCAGTTGGAGTACTGGTTGGTGGAACAGGTGTAGGTGAAGGTGTTTCAGTTGGAGTACTGGTTGGTGTGGTGGTTGGTGTGGTGGTTGGTGGAACAGGTGTTGCCGTTGGTGTAGATGTCGATGTAGGAACAGGTGTAGGTGAAGGTGTTACAGTTGGTGTTGCGGTTGGTGGAACGTAAGCTCTTACATCATTCACACAAGATGCATTACATATTTCAAAAGTATACCCTGTTAATGTTCTAAAATTATGTTTAACATGAACAAAATCTAATGGTTCTTCATAATATAAAGCCGATTTAATATTGAACCCGCATGTTTTTGATGTATTACCAAAATAAGTGTAGTTATATCCTCCACCCCAAGATTGTATAATTGTTTGGTTATCTCTATAAGATGGGATAATTTCTTCCCAATTAGTTTCAGTATGAATTAAATTACCATTTAGATAGAATTTCAAATCCCCTAATCTCTTATCTCTTTCGTTTGCCCATTTTCTATTTAATTCCTCAACATATTCAGTTGTTATTGTTCCACCCGTAACCCAATCTTCAAGTGTATTTGTAATTGTGTATCCCGTTACAATTTGAGTTGAGGTAACCGCAGTATATCCTGTTGGATCGACTGTATATGGAACCGCGTGTGGTCCTGGTATTAAATCATTAAATCCTCCCACATTATCTAAATCACAACCTATTAACTCTCTATATCTATTGAAAACTATTGTTAAATTAAAATCACTTGTATTTCCTGTAACACATAATACAGGTGTTTGTCCATATAAAAGACTATGTGTTTCCGTGTATCCAGTTAGTGCACAATATCCTGAATAGTGATAAGCAACCCATTTTACTCTACCATCGTTTGTAAATTGAAACGATAAATTATTGTCTAAATAATTTGTATAGATATTATCACCATCAACTCCAATATAATAAAATACCGTTCCTCCTGACCAATTAACCTCATCTCTATTAAAGATAAAATCTAAGGTCCAACCCTTTTCAGTTCTTCTTCTAACCGTAAAATCACAAGTATCTCCTGTGTAACGACTATCAACCGGAACAACCCATGGTTTCTGATCGTTTAAAGGTGTGGTTAAACAACTTGAGTCAATTGTTAAAGCACTATATGTGATTGGGGTAGTTAAATCTAACACATCTGTATCATAATCAACCTCATTTGTGGTTAATTGATAGTCATAAAGTTCCGATGAATCTAACTTCAAATCCAATTTAGATCCATAATAGTTTAAAATATTCTGTCTATTCATTATAATATAAATATCTTTCATAACATTTGATATTTATATAAAAGTCTATTTAGATGAATAATTTTATAAAACAGGTAATTGAGGAGAAATTTGCTTCAAAAGCACAACAAAGATTCTTCTACGCTAAGGCGAATGAGAAGGGTAAACCCAAAAAAGAAAAGAAGAAATGGTCCAAATGGGCTAAGGAGTTCTCCGATAAAACAGATTATGATGAAATCCCCGATAAAGTAGAGAAAGAGGAAGAAGTAGATGAAATCGTGGACGGTGCCGGTAATTTTGCTAAAAGTAAAAAACCAACTAACTCAAGAGCTGAAGTAACATCAAATTCAACAACTGATGAATTTGTATTAACAGGAGCGGGTCAATCGTCTATCTCACCAAAATTAGGTATGGGTTTTAGAAGATATTGGGGTGAGTCTGATATGAGTAAAGCATTAGGTGCTGAAGATACAATTATGGACGACGCTAGTTATGAAGAAGCTAAAAAGAAATTTATTGAGTTGGGTGTAACTGACCCAAAGGAATTGGAAGATAGATTAGGACAAATGGGATACGATTCAAAATTACCTGACGATAAGTTAAGATTGGTAGAAAACCCTAAAAAGTTCATGGAAGAATACATAGATAATCTTTTAAAACAAAAAGGAAAAGATAATGATGTATTACCAAAAGAAGAGGAAGTAGAAGAGGTTGAAATCAATCCAATAGTTGCAAAACAAATAAAATCACTTAAAAATAGTATGAAAACTTATGGTCTTAAACCAGACCATATTTTGAAAGGACTTAAAGACGATAATGAATAAAGAGTTAAAAAATAGGGACTTTGATTTACCACAGAACATTTTAGATAAGATCAACCACACGGTTACAGGTCTTAACGGTCAAAATGTGCATGGGGTAATGAGAGCAAAAAAACTTTTAACCGATAAAAAAGTAACATATGGTCAACTTAAACGTATTATTCATGACATACAAGGTATGGATAAAGTTGCTGATAAAATTAGGTATGACTTGGCTGGTGGTGATTTAATGGATACGTGGTCAAAACAATATCTTCAGGGTGAGAGAGATTTAATTCAAAATAGAAAAGAAGGTAGAAAACAGGCCGATGATATTTCAAGTACAACGGGAGAAAGAAAAAATAGTTTCTTAACAAAACATACAAAAAAATCAAGTTGGTTACCGTCATTTAAATTTAATTCTAATTCAGAAAAAAATTCAGTGGCATCAATAAAATTAACAGGTTTATTTGAACAAGTTAATAGAATAAAAAAATTAATGTTATAATATGGCAACAAAATTAGATCAAATATCAGAACAATTTAGAAAAGAATCTATTACAAGAAATTCTTATAACGAAAAGAATTTATATAATAGTCAAAATCTTAATGCATTATCCAACGGAGATGAAAAAGGTAAAGGTCAAATAGGTGACAGTGATAAAATCGGTTCAACCACCGACATTCAAAATAGAATTTCAAGTTTAGGTAGAAACACTTACAATGAAAATAATCAATATAGTTTAACTAATCCAAATGCATTAGCAGATGGAGATGAAAAAGGAAGAGGTCAAAAAGAAGATAATGTTGCAATTGGAACGTCTATAGATATTGCAAACAGAAATTTATTATTAAGTAAAAACACATATAAATTAAATAATAAATATGGTGTTAACAATCCTAATGCAATGTCTGACGGAGATGAAAAAGGTAAGGGACAAAAAGGTGAAACAGGTGAGGTTGGTTCAAGAACTGATGTATTAAAAAGAACAGAAAATTTAGTTAAAAATAAGTTTAATAAAAAGAATTTATATAATAGTACAAATCCAGATGCAATTTCTGACGGAGATGAAAATGGTAAAGGACCTAAAGATGAAAATGGAACTGTTGGTTCTAAAACTGATATTTTAAAAAGAACTGAAAATACTGGTAAGAATAGTTATAACTCTAAAAAAGAATATAATAGACATCCAACAACGTAATGAGTTTTACAAATACAATCTTCAAAATACTTGAAGAACAAAATATTTTAAAGACAACAAAAACTAAACCTATAGTTGACGCAATCAAAAATAGGAATAAGATTTCTTTTTTCTATACGGGACCAAGAAAACCCGCAAAAGATAGTGTTAAATCAGGTAAAAGAATTGACGCTGAAGCCGTTGCTTTAGGGTTAAGTAAAAAAGGTAATTTAATTGTTCGTGCATATGTTCAACCACCATCAGTTTCTAAAAAAGGATTTGATAAAACGGGATGGAGAACATTTATGGTTGGTAGAATGAGTGATTTGAGAATTAGTGATGAAAAATTTGATCAAAAGAGACCCGACTATAAAGAAGGTGACGATAGATCAATGAGTGTTACCTACGTAACAACAGATTGGACAAGTAAACCTGAGGTTAAGAAACCAAGGATTGTTAAACCAAAACCAAGTGTCCCTTTGGCAACTGCAACAACTCAACCAACTCCAAGTGTTGAACCGACAACAACAACTACACCTGAGGAACCAAAAACAACAGAACTACCACAACCAAAAACTCAAACTAAACCTGAGAAAGTTGTATCAAAACCTGAACCAACACAAACAGAACCTGAAACAACAGAACCAAAAACACAAGAATTACCTCAACCAAAACAAACAGAAAAACCTGTTGCAAATCCTGAAGAGGATGAGGAAAATAAAAATTTACAAGAAAGTATTAAAAATATTAAGCGTTTAATGTTTTCTTAAAATAGTTTATTATTAAATAAAATATTTATTATCATGGCACAACAAGGATCAATATCATCTAACGATTTAATGAAAAAGTTAGTACAAGCAAAGAAAGTAATGAATAAAGTTGATGGTGGGAATTATGAAAGAGGTCATGTTAATAGTGAAATGTTAAGATCTGATCCTTCAGAATTAATGGAAATGCAAACACCTCAACAACCTAATACAAGACCTGTGGGTGACAATATGAGTATTGATAAAATACAAAATTCAAAATTACCTGACGCAATTAAAAAAGCAATGATGGAAAACCCAATTCAACAAATTTCTTTAAATGATACTTTAGATATGGATTTCGTTAAAGGTGCAAAACGTTTAATGGAACAAGAAGGTGTTGCAACAAGACCATCCGCACAATCAAAACAAACTATTGTTAATAACAATATTGATATGAACGCAATCGCAGTTCTTATTGAAAATACAGTTCGTAAAGTAATGGATGAAAAATTAAATCAAATCCTTACAGCATCCACAACATCATCTATTAATGAAAATTTAGTACTGAAGGTGGGAGACTCTATTTTCAAGGGTAAAATTACAGGAGTAAATAAAGCCAAGTAATTTTGTTTTTCCAATTTTTTTAGTTATATTTTAGACATATAAGTTAATTTAAATGTCAAAAATTAGAATTTTAGCAATTCCATCGGATAAGCATGGTGTGGGTAAGTTTAGAATGATGGATCCATTTGTATTCATTTCAGATAAACATTCAGAAGATATTCACGTGGATATTTCGTATAATGCGGAGGATAGAGATGATTATTTTTTAAACTACGATATTGTAGTTTTTCATACTTTTATTCATCAAACAAATCACGAACATAACATTAAAAGAATTAATTGGTTAAAATCCAAAGGTATTATTACTATTATGGATATTGATGACCTATGGTTTGTTGATCAAAGACATCCAATGTATCATGCAATTAAAATGAATAAAGTTGGTGAGATGAAAATTGACATGTTAAAGACAGTTGATTATGTTAGTACTACCACTCCAATATTTGCAAAAACAATTAAAGATAAATTAAAAGTTAGTAATGTTGTTGTTTTTCCAAATGCGGTAAATGAAGATGAACCACAGTTTCAAAATAAACCTGTTCAATCAGATAAAGTTAGATTTGGTTGGTTAGGTGGGTCATCACATTTACATGATTTAGAGTTAATGTCAAATGGAATTTCTTCCACATATAATTTATTTAAAGATAAAGTACAATTCGTTTTATGTGGGTTTGACACAAGAGGTAGTGTAACTGTTATCGATCAAGAAGGTAAACAACAACAAAGACCTATACAACCAACAGAAACGGTATGGTACAAATATGAAGGATTTTTCACCGACAATTTTAAAGTGTTAAGTTCTGAATATAAAAATTATTTAGGTACATTTACCCAAGGAGATTATAACGACATAGATGAACCGTATAGAAGAAGATGGACTAAAGATATTAATTCATACGCAACAAACTATAATACATTTGATGTATCATTAGCACCGTTAGTTGATTCGGTATTCAACGCAAATAAATCACAATTAAAAGTGATTGAAGCGGGATTTTTTAAGAAGGCAATCATTGCAAGTGATGTTGATCCATTTACAATCGATTTAATTTCTGCAGTTGATGAAGGTAAGTTCAACGATAAAGGAAACGCATTATTAGTAGGTTCTAAAAAGAACCATAAAGATTGGGCAAAACATATGAAACGTTTAGTTGAAAATCCTAATATGATTGAAGACTTAGGTAATCGTTTATATGAAACAGTTAAAGACACATACTCATTAAAGAAAGTATGTAAAGATAGAGTAGAATTTTTTAAATCAATAATAAAATAGAACAACATGCATTATTTAGTTACAATCGGTTATGAGACCGAACAAATGGACAGAGAAGGAAACCCTCGTGTTAAAAAGTACAAGTACATTATCGAAGCGGAGTCAGTAGAAGAAGCAACCATTGTTGCGTCCAAATACAGAGCCGGTGACACACGTTCAAGTGAAAGTATTTCAGTTGCAAAAATGGCAATTGAATGTATCATTGACAGTAAGAACACACCTGAGTATTACAAAAGTAAATAACAATTAAACACCAACTGATATGGAATTTTATAGTCGTGAGATACAAATTATGCGTCAATCACAAAGTAAAATGGCATTGGAATATGTAACATCAGTTGGTGTTTCTGTTACTCTTGAAGAGTTGGTAAGAATTACCGATTTATTTGTGGAGATATGTTTACGTCCACAAGATGACAACCTTAAACAAAGAATTAAGGCATTAGATAAATGGTTAGAAGAAAAGAAAAATAAATAAAATGGATCAAAAAGAAGCTGAAGAATATTTAAAAAAATTAGAAGATTTTGAAAAAACAATCGGAACCGATAATGAAGATGATTTAGATTTAAATTTCATGTCGGAGTTAAATGAATTGTTGACAAAATTACAAGAAGAATTACAACCAATTCAACCTGTTACTGAACAAAATATAATTAACACTCAACCAACAATGACGGGTGGTGGTGTTTTAGTTAAAGTAAAAAAGTTAGATCAAAATGCGGTTATCCCTTCATATTCAAAAGTTGGTGATGCTGGTATGGATTTAACAATTACAAAAGAAATTGAAAATACCTCATTTAGTGTATCATACGGTTTTGGTATTGCAATGGAAATACCTAAAGGTTATGTCGGGTTAGTATTTCCTCGTTCATCAGTTAGAAATCAAGATTTAATATTATCAAATTGTGTTGGTGTTATTGATAGTGGATATAGAGGTGAATTACAAGCAACATTTAAAAAAACTCAAGGTTTGGATTCAATTAAATATAAAGTGGGTGAAAGAGGTGCACAGATTATCATATTACCTTATCCTACCATATATATGACTGAGGTTCCTGAATTATCTGATACTGAAAGAGGTAGTGGTGGATTTGGATCTACCGGTGTTTGATGATATTTATATGATATGAATTTACAAGAAAACATATCACGTATAAAGAAAGTAATGGGTCTTAATGAGGGACTTCATGATACGTCTTGGCAAAACGAAGAAGGGGATAAAATAACCCTTATGGATTTATTAATTGCTACAGATCATATTCCAGTTAAACAAATTTCAGTAGAAAGGTTAAAACATATGTTATTAACATGGGATCACGATAATAGTGAGGTACAGAAAATAGATATGGCAGATTTACAATATCCCATATTGATATTTGTTAATGATGAGGGTAATATTCTCTCAATTATAGATGGACACCATAGAGCTCAAAAAGCGGTAAGACGAGGATTAGAGACTATTAAATGTAAATTAATACCAATTAATTCATTACCAAAAGATGTTAGAAAGGTTTTTAAACACATAAATTAGTGTATATTTATAAACAATAAACGGATCATTTAAAACTATCAACTTTGGCGTATAAAACAAAAACCAAGACAACCAACCACCCACCCGTATTAGTAGAAGAAAAGAAAGTATCACATAAAGATAGGATTAGACAAATCATCAAACGTCCTAAAGAAAAGTTCCTAACCAAAAACCAAGAAACCTATTGGAATATTCTTGGAGAAAATCAAATTACATTATGTTTCGGTCCCGCAGGTGTAGGTAAATCCTACATAGCAATGAAACGTGCAGTAGACCTATTATACGACGATTCTAACAAGTATGAGAAGATTATCATAGTAAGACCCGCAGTTGAAGCTGAGGAGAAATTAGGATCACTTCCAGGGGGTTTAGAAGAGAAATTAGATCCATACATTTATCCATCATATTATCTATTAAATAAAATTATAGGTAAAGATGCAAGAGAAGAATTAAAAGATCAAGGTTATATTGAAGTTGCGGCACTTGCTTATATGAGAGGTTGGAACGTAGATAATACTATCCTTGTTTTTGAAGAGGCCCAAAACGCTACTCCATCACAGATTAAGTTATTATTAACTCGCATTGGATTTAATTCTAAATTCTTTATTTCAGGTGATCTTGAACAATCAGATAAATTTAGAGATAAAACAAAATCTGGTTTATTTGATGCAAAGAAAAGATTACAAGATGTTAAAGGAATTGGTATTTTTGAATTTGGAATGGAAGATATTGTAAGAAATCCAATCATCGGTGAAATATTGAATAGATACGATTAGTATTTACTTATAGTTCAATTCGTTGTATATTTTTACAATGGAAATATATATTAGTATCGATGGTGTTTTAAGAAACACAATTCAAAAATTTGATTATCATTATAATGAATCATATTTTAATAGTGATATTATAATTGAAGGTGAAGAAGAAAACACATTTGAATATGGTGTTACTGAACCAATTCAAAACGATAATCTTTTAAATTCTTATAAATTTCAATCACAAGAAGAATTTGAAAATTTTTTATTCATTGAATACCCTATTGAGATATTTGGTCATGCTGGATTAAGTTATTCAACTACATTTACCGATTTACATAAAATTTTATTTGATAACCCCGAACATAATTTTACATTAGTTGGGTTAGACGAATTAGGTAAATCTAAACCTGCAACATTATTCTTTTTATCTAAAAATGGTTTTCTTGGTAATAATATTAAATTTATTAAAACAAAAGATATTGAAGATAATTGGAAACAATGCGATGTGTGGATCACAGACAATAAAAAGATTATTGACTTAATTCCTGAGAATAAAACTGGAATCAAATTCAATACCACTTATAATCAATTCTTTACTTATGGTAAAGAAATATCTAAATTAATAGAAATAAACGAACCATGGTTGAAATCTTTGGAAAAAACTACTACATTGACCTTGATGGAATCACAGAGAAGTGTAGAACAGGAGGAACAATCCCAGACGAAGACGGAACTGAAGTAACCGAAGTAAACATATTCAAATACGAAATTATAAAAATGTGTTTGGATAGAGTTTTAGGTGAAGTTGATGAAGTTGACGAAGAGCTTGGGAAATTTGCACAAGAAGGAACATCAGTATCTTTCAGAATTGCATTTAACACATTAATAAAAAATCAAATTTTAATAGAAGACGAAGATGAGTAAAGAAAACATAGAAAAACTTGAATCAGCCTTAGGAAGGTTAGAAACAAAAGAAAACGTTATATATTTTTTAACGTATGATACTAAAAATAATGCTAGAGCGGCAATTAAACATATCTACGATATGGCTTTAACGTTAAAAGAAAATGGATATACTCCAAAAATTTTAACAGAAGATAAATCATATATTAGACCTGAATGGTTAGGTGAAAAATATGACAATTTAGAACTTGTATCAATTAAAGAAGATAAAATTAATATTCAAATTGATGACGTTATTGTTGTTCCTGAATATTATTCAAATGTACTACAACAATTATCAAACGTAAGATGTACTAAAGTTATGTTGATACAACAAAAAGAATATATTTTTGAAACATTACCAGTCGGTAGTCGTTGGAGTGATTATGGATTTGATCGTGTAATCGTAACCACCGAGTCAACTAAAAAATATGTACAAGAATTATTTCCAGAATCTTTAGTTCATATTATCCCACCAATTATTGGTGATAATTTTAAACCTACTGAAGGTATTGTAAAACCTTACATTGCAATTAGTTGTAGAGATAGAGTTAAACATAGAAAATTCATTTCTGAATTTTATATCAAATATCCTCATTTACGTTGGGTCACATTTAAAGATATGGTTCAAATGACATATGAAGAATTCTCAGAAGGACTAAAAGATTGTATGGTTTCATTATGGGCCGATGACGAATCAACATTTGGTACGTTCCCATTAGAATCAATCAAATCGGGTGTTCCGATTATTGGTAAAATACCAAGTACAGAACCTGATTGGTTAAATGAAAATGGTATGTGGACTTATGATGAAAATAAATTAGTTGACATTTTAGGGACATTTGTTTTAGCTTGGTTAGATGGTGTTGAATTAACTGACGAAGTTAAACAAAAAATGAAAGAAACATTACTACCATATGATACTGAAATAACTAAAAATAATATCTTATCAATTTTCAATTCATTTACCAATAAAAGAGTTGAGACTTTATCGAAGGCATTAGAAAATCTAAAAAAAGAACAAGAATAATATGAAAAATATAACAGTAATTTTACCTGTACATAGACTAGATGGCATTTATAAAGAAATGTTAGATAATTCGATTAAATCAGTTGAACAATTTCATAATGATGTTAACTTATCAATAGTATGTCCACCATCATTAAAAACAGAATTAGTAAATTTATCTGAAGTTTTAGAAATTGAAGTTATTTCTAACAATGGTAAAACTGATTTTTGTTCTCAAGTAAATTTGGGAATTGAAAAATGTAAAACTGAATGGTTTAGTATTTTAGAAATTGATGATGAGTATAAATCAATTTGGTTAAAATCAACAAACGAATATGTTAAAACATATACCGATGTTGATGTATTTTTACCTGTAGTTAAGGATATTAATGTTGATGGAAATTTTGTAAGTTTTACAAATGAATCAACTTGGGCATATGGGTTTACTGAAAAACAAGGTATATTGGATAATGAAGTTTTATTAGATTTTCAAAACTATCAAATTAGTGGTGGACTTTATAAAACACAAGTTATTAAAGATAATGGTTCATTAAAAGAAAATATCAAGTTAACATTTGGTTATGAGTTTTTATTAAGATTAACACATAACAATATTAAGGTTATGACCGTACCAAGAGTAGGATATCAACACTTAAACTTTAGAGAGGATTCGTTATTTTGGTCATATAAAAACGATGAAACTAATAAGATTAGTGAAGATGAGGCTAAGTTTTGGTTGGAGACGGCAAAGAAGGAATTTTTCTTTAAAAATAAACGAGATGTAAATTATGAAATAGCTTAATGCCAAGACCAAGAACCCAAAAAATATATTTTGGGGAGGATCAAGAGAAGGCGGTAGTCAATTACTTAGAAAGTACTGATGAAGCAGAAAAAAATAAGATATTCAATGAATATTTACGTGAACCCCTAATTATAATGGTCGAATCAATTATTCGACGTTATAAACTTTATAGAAAAGATATGGAATTTGAAGAGATTCATACAGACACCATGTCCTTTCTTATAACAAAGATCAACAAGTTTGATCATACCAAGAATACCAAAGCATATTCTTATTTTGGTACCATCTGTAAAAACTACCTTATGGGTGCAATACAGAAGGATACAAAGGAACAAAACAGACAAGTATCGTATGATGATATATCCTCAGATTTTGAAGATAGTAAAGACCTTTCATATGTAATTGACGAATTCGTAGTTGATTACGCATCTGTAATTGTAAAACTTACCGTGGATTTAGAAAATTTTGTGGAAAAGGAAAAAAACCTATCTGATAATGAAAGAAAACTGGGTTATGCATTATTAGAAATTTTTGGAAACTTCGATAAGATATTTCAAGTAGGAGATGGTAATAAATTCAATAAGAACCTTATTTTACTCTCTTTAAGAGAAATGACCTCCTTATCAACAAAAGAGATTAGAGTCTCCCTAAAACGTTATAAGAAATTATATGATGGTATTTTGGGTGGGTTTTTAGAATAAATCTATTTATTGATATGAGAACACAAAGAAACAATATTACATTAGATGTTGATTCGGCGTTAGCCTTAATGCAGGAAATCTACAACGATGTCGTTGAGAATAGAAATACCGCCTCAACCATTTTGAGAAAAATGATGAGTTTTATGAAGGACGCCGAAGACATGAGTACAATTGGTCCCGTTATTAAAGAACAACAGAAGATCTTAAATGATTGTACGGAAAAGAAAATTTCATTAGTTAAATTACAAAGTGTTTTACTTAAACAAACCACCGGTGGATCTGGAGGTGGTGGAGGTTCTATGGGTAAATTGACTTTATCTGACGAAGATCGTGAGATTTTGGATAGATTGGTTAATGATGGAAATGATAATAAATCAACTAACTATTCATTATAATGTTTGACAAATTAAAGACCAAAATTGATTTAATTCAGAAAAGTGTTGATAGTGCATCAGTTAAAATGGAAATTAATTCTGATGACTTTATTAAAAAACATGCTCCTAAATTACCAAATTTAGATGCTAAATTAGAACAGTTTAAATCTAAATTAGCAAACAAAAAAAAGAAAAAACAAAATCAAAAAAATATTTTTGAGGAAGTTATTAGTGTAGTAAATAAATTTTTAGAAGCGGGTAGAAGAGTTAATGACTCAAGTAGATTTCAATCCACTCAAAGATTAAGACAACACGTTATTGATTCAGTAGAAGTAACCTCTAATTCAGCAAAACAAATTTTAATGGATTGCGTTAAGAGTGCGTTTTTTGCAAATGGAGGAATATGTGGTACTGATCGTTTTCTTACGGGTGCCGATATGGACTCTGTAGTTATTTCACCAAAAGAGATTGATTTTTTAAATATGTTTAGAGTTCCACCAAATAGTGATTATGGTGCGATAATGTATGAAAATCCCAAAAGAAGGGGAGGTAATAAAGTTCAAGTAAACACAGGACTTTATAATTCATTTACAGGAGGAACATTTCAATATGATACACCAAGTAATAAAACATTATTTACATCAACTTGGAGTACAAGTGATCAAACATTTCAAATAAGTGGATTAACACAGGGTCCAGGTCTTGGACAATATGGTATTATTAAAGTAGAAGATTTCTTTAATGATTATTATTCAAATATAGAGATGCCAGATTTAAATGAAATTGTAAAGAAGGCGATGTTACTTACTTTAAAGGCGGCTAGTGTCAGTGCAGATAAAACCGGCGTAAAGGTCGGGGGGTCCGCTACAGGAATGGAAAATCCTTTAGATTTCACCCCATCATTAGATGAGGCAATTAATAACTTGGAAAGAATGTTAAATAAGTTGTTTGCTTTTTGTAATAACCAAACCGAACAATTGAGTGGACAAACTCCAACAAATCTATTTCACGAAAATGAAGAACCCGATGAATTTTATTTTGATTTTGATGACGTTGAAGGAATTGATATAGATTCTGAAGATGCAAGAAGAAGAAAAGTTTTAAAATTTGTGGACTGTAACAACTTTGAGGTTCCTTATAATACGGTTCATATTGAGGACTTTATTTATTTAGAAGATAAAACGGATCTAAGAACATTAATAGATGGTGCATTAAATAAAGCAGCGTCGGATGCATATGAACAATCTAATTTTGCAATTGATTTACCTAGTTTTCAATTATCTATAAATTTATCTTTTATCTTCAACATTCCTAAGGCGTTAATAATGAGTGTAATATCACCTAAAATGTTTTTACCATTTGTAATAATTTATAAATTATTTACAGCGGGAGCAAAACAATTGATATTCGATGTAAAAACAATAATGAAATTATTGAAAAAGATTTTCTTATGTACAATTAACCAATTGTTTTGGAAATTTTTACGTGAGTTTTGGAAAAGAGTTAAAGCCGATCTTAAGAATTTTTTAAAAAGAATAATACAAAAAATATTAAGAGATAAGTTTAGAAGATATTATATAGTAATTGCTGCGTTGATTGCATTATTAAAAAGAATAATTGAAACTGGAATAAATAACTGTGCGGATTTAATTGGTGCAATTGGTGCTGCAATTGACGGTGCATTAAGTGCGTCGGGGGGTTTGAATATACCAAACGTCCTTTTATTAATTGCAGATAAATTACCTGGTTTTAGTGCCGTTAAAACATCTATGGATGTTAATGAAAAAATGGAGGCAATGGGTATTCCAACAGGAGATGTAAATGGAGAACCTAATTATCATCTATTATCACATTCAGCGGCCATTGAGGGACTTGCCGATAATTTAGCAAAAACACCATTTATATCAATACCTAAAGCATCAGGTATACCGGTTGGTGCATTAATGAAACATTAAGATATGGAAAGCCAAAAATTAATAGAAATTGCAAACGATGTTGAAAATAAATCTAATAAAGATTTAATGATTGTTGCAGATGAATTAAATGAGGAATTTGAAAAAACTAAAGAATTAATTATTGATTTAACTAGACATTTAGATGGTGTTGAAAGTTTATATAATAAGGTTAATAAAGAAATAGAAAAAAGATATATAGGGAAATGAAAATAATAGATATTGGTAAATGTATTGATAATGTTGACCCTTTAGGTATTGGTAGAATAAGGGTTAGTCGTTATAACGAATATACGGGACAGAAAGAAGGTGCAATTGACTATGAACCATGGAGTGATAGAGATTTATTTATTGCCAATCCTTTCTTACCTTCTAATGTCAATTTTATTCCTGAGATTAATCAATCTGTAAAAATAATACAATACAATACTGATAAAGATACAGTAAACGTTGAGTACATTGCCGGTCCATTTACAACGATGTATGATTATAACGGACAAACATTCTCACAACAAATTGCAAATACCACTTATGGTACTAACGTTAAACATAAAGCTAATATTAGAAATTCGACAGGTGAATATATAAATAAAAAATCTGAAAATACATTTGCAAAAGAAAAAGATTTTGCAATATATGGTAAGAGTGGTTCTGATGTTCTTTTTACAGAAAATGGATTACAATTGAGAGGGGGTAAATTATTATCCAAAGAGGCGGCCAGTACTGTGAATAGACAAACTATGTTAGATTACCCTTTAATGGCTAAAAAGTCATCAAGGATTTATTTGAAAAAATTCCCTAAAAAAATGAACTTAGAGGAGGTTTTAACTACCGAAAATTTAAGTGAAAATAAAGATTTAAATTATATTATTGAATATGATGTAAATAGTTTTGTAAATGATGCAACGGGTTATACTATTAGTTTGTATGTTTATAAAGTAAACGGGGCGTTAGGTGATCTATTTAAAACAAATTATTTTACCGAAAATACCGAGGTTCAATCTTCTTTAATTAAGTTAATTAATGATGACAACACGAACACAACACCCACTTATCAAATAACAGTAACATCAATATCCGACATATATAGAGAAATAAGAGATAAAATATTTTTAGTACACGACAAAGGATTAAATGAATTAAACACTCAATATCCTTCAGATGATATACATCCGTTCTTTTTTAGGCCATACACTAATTTTAAAAGATCTTTATCGACTACGGACGAATTAAATAATAAACAAACTATTTTGAATGGAATTAACGTATTAAGAATTGGTCCTGGTGCTGGTTTAATATGGTCAGCAACAAGAGCAAAGGCGGAAGTTAATCCTGTTAATTCAATTGAGAAGGTTGCTAAAATTGATAATAATACTGCCGAACAAACATTTGGAGCTATGTTAGTGGATAAACTTTATCTATTATCAACTGATTTAGGTACAAACGAATCTGCTAATCCTGTACCATTTGTCGATTTAAATGGTTATGAATTGTCTCAACAAGATTATATAGAAAAAATTGAACCTTCAACCTTTTCAACGGTAAGAGGTGAAAATCTATTAAAATTACTCAGTAAAATGATAGAAGTTATTTTCACACATAGACATAATCCATTAATGCCGATATCGGGACAATATGACTACGATCATGGTAATGAACTTAAGGAACTTTTTAAGACTATTGAAAATGACATTTTAAATAAATCGATTAGAATCAACTAATTTGATATTTATAATAAAAAAGAGATGTCATATATACGTTCCTATTTTGAGAAGAATAACACAATTATAAAGGGTTCAACCACAAATACCGCTAAAAATCCAACCACGGAGATTTATTACGGTAATAGCACTTTTTCTAAATTTATATTTAAGGTTGATTTCACAGATTTAATTGGAAAATTAAGTAATGGAGAATTGACTCTTACAGATATTGGTGTTAGTGGTAATACTGTATCACATACATTACACCTAACAAATTGTATATTTGGTGATGAGGGGTTTAAAGGTCAGGGTAGAAGTACTGGTAGACAAAGAGCGACCTCTTTTGATCTAATATTATTTGAAATTACCGAAGAATGGGATGAGGGTGTTGGTTTTGACTATGTGAATGCTCCCTCAGATACTACAGACGATAGTACAATTTTTGATCAAAACCCATCAAATTGGTACAGTAGAACGACTTTAGACGCTTGGTCAACATCAGGAATTTATGCTGAAAACCCAACTGTGATAGGGACAATACATTTTGATAATGGAAATGAAAATATTGATTTTGATTTAACAACTTATATTAATCAAAAATTAAGAAATGAGGTATTAAATTTCGGTACTAAATTAAGTCAAATTAAGGGATTTGGATTGGCGTTTTCTTTACCTTATCAAGATCTCACACCTGAATATGATAAGTCAGTTTCTTTTTTTACAAAATATACACAAACATTCTTTGAACCGTACGTTGAGACATTTGTAAATGATAGAATTGACGATAATAGAACAAATTTTGCTGCGGGTGTTTATAATTACTTATATCTATATGTTACTAAAGGTTCTAATTTTTACAATTTAGACACTATGCCGATAGTTAATGTTTTAGATTCAAATAACAACGTTATTGATGGTTTAGGTAATCAACAAGAGGTTTCTAGAGTTAAAAAAGGTGTTTATAAAGTAAAATTAGGTATTGATGGTGATTTGTGTGACGGTAAAAAATTCTTTTACGATCAGTGGACAAACCTTTCGATTGACGGGGTTGAAATTGATGATGTGAAACAAAAATTTGTTCCTAAACCATTTACCTCACAATATACAATTGGGGAAAATCAAACGGAATTACAAAGATATAAAATACAATACTTTGGTATAAAACAAAACGAAAAGATTGTAAGAGGTGAATTGAGAAAAGTAGTTGTAACCATTAAATCTATAGATATTCAAAAACCCAACTTATTTAATGAAGTTTATTTTAGAATGTTTATTAAGGAAGGTACTACAAATGTAAATGTACATGATTGGACATTGTTAGATAAAACTAATGAAAATTCGTTCCATTTTGATACTTCAATTTACATCCCAAGAGAATACTTTATTGAAATTAAAGCTAAAACTCACACTGAAGAAATATTCTATAACGAACATATTAAATTTGAAATTGTCTCGGAAAAATAAAACTATTTATATATTATGAAAGTAATTAAACTAAAAGAAAACGATCTTAGAAAATATATTGCTAAGATCATAAAAGAAAATCAATCAACTGAAAACTACATGTTTTTCAGTAATTTACAGCAAATTCACAGACAATGTGAAATGTTGATGAAAATGAATCCCCAAGAATTAGATCAGATTATTCAAAATGGTCATGATTGGGCTGACGATCATGTATCTGAAGCTAAAAACAATATGGATCAAGTTTTTGATTTCTTTATGAACGAAACTAAAAGCAAGGATAAGGAGAATGTTACGGCCGATATGGATCAATTTAGTTTAAACGAAGAAGGACAACTTGATGAAAAATGTTGGGATGGATATAAACAAGTTGGTGGTAAGAAGAAAAACGGAAAAATGGTACCAAATTGTGTACCAACAAATGAGGCTAGTAGTCCAGCACAACAAGCAGCTATTGCCATTAATATGAAGAAACAAGGTAAATCACCTAAGAATGAAACTACCGAGGAAGAAATAGACGAGAGTAAAAACTGTCCAACACAACCTGCAAAATGGGCATCATCTAAGGCGGCGGCTAAAGCTAAATTTGATGTTTATCCGTCAGCATACGCAAACGGATGGGCAGCAAAAAATTACAAAGCTAAAGGTGGTGGTTGGAGAAAATGTAAATAGATGAACTTACAAGAGAACATACAAAGGATTAGGGAAATGATGATTTCTGAGGAGATGGTACAATCTGATGCTTGGAAATCTATAAAGAAGACATTGGACGTTCTTAAAAAGAAGAAAAAAGTTTTACTATTAAGTTGTTCTAATAGACATAATTGGGATGAAAATGATATTGATATACCAAAATCTAAAATGATTGCAATGTATCTTAACGAAGAATTGGGCGACAAATCTGTTTTAATAGATGTGCCTGAACTTAAGATATTTCCTTGTGAAGGTAACGTATCAAGAAAAGATGGAGATTCATGTGGAGTATTGAAATCCAAACTCGATGATAAGGATAAAAATCCTTCTGGTCATCACAGATGTTGGGCTAGTATCAATAACAAATCAGATGAACTTTGGAAAATATCTAAAGAATTATTTGAGTCAGATACGGTTATATTTTTTAGTTCAATTAGATGGGGACAAGCAAATATGTATTATCAAAATCTAATTGAAAGACTTAATTGGATTGAAAATAGACATACAACACAAAATGAATCTAATATAGTGAAGGATGTTGAATCTGGATACATTTGTACAGGACATAATTGGAATGGAAGTAATGTTGTTGATTTACAAAAACAAGTTCATTCATTTTACGGTTTTAAAACAAACGATGATTTGTATTGGAATTGGCAGTATACTAAAGATATTAACGACGAAAGTCAAAAGTCTTATAAATCCTCATATGAAAAATTTATAAAAGACACTAAATTATAATATGAGAATAATAATAACCGAAGGTCAAAAAAATAAACTTATGAATAGTGTTAATTGGGAAGAGGTAAGTGGTAAACTAATTAAAACATTTTATTTTAAAGATTATAAGGAAGTTATGACATTTGTGAATGAGGTGATGAAAATTGCCGATAAACAAAATCATCATCCTGATATTACGGTTCATTACGATAATGTAAAATTGTCTATCACAGATCACGATAAGGGTAAAGTATCCGATAAGTGTCATAAATTTGTTAATACAGTGAATAAAATTAAATAATATGAAAATTATCGTATCAAAAGAAGATAAAGAATATATTAACGAATGTCTTGAGTCTGGCGAAGTATTAAAAGAAGATTTAAGAAGATGGTTTAAAGAGAAATGGGTAGACGTTAGTAAAAAAGTGGATGGTAAACATCCCCCATGTGGTAGAAAGGATGCTGACGGTAAATCATATCCAAAATGTAGACCATCAAAAAAAGTATCTAAAGAAACACCAAAAGTTGCTTCGTCTTATAGTAAAAAAGAAAAGAAAGCGATGACCACACAAAAAAGAAGAGCGGAAAAGAAAGACCCTAAAATAGGAAAGGGTAATAAACCAACAATGACTAAATTTGATGAAAATATGGAAAAGAGAACAATAATTCAAATATCTGAAGATCAATTCGAAAGACTTTTCGAATATAATGAACAAACTCCCGTATTAATTTACGAAGATGAAAACGGTTCAGTTCAAAATACTAAATATGAATATGATTTAGGTCTTTTAAACGAAGCAGAATATCAAGGACGTAAAGTTCAACTTGGTAAAATTATGCAAGGAGACGTTAAGAAATTTAAAGTTTATGTTAAAAACGACAAAGGTAAAGTCGTTAAAGTAAACTTTGGTTTTGGTGGTAAATCTGCAAAAGGTAAAAGAATGGTTATTAAGAAAAATAACCCAAAAAGACGTAAATCATTTAGAGCGAGACACAATTGTTCAAATCCGGGTCCTCGTTGGAAACCAAGATATTGGGCTTGTAGAACTTGGTAATTAAATTAATTTTTGATTAGATATAAAGTATACCCTATCGGACGCATAGAGACCTTTATAGGACGCCTCTTTCTTTTCTACTAACTTACCCATCTGTATTAAATGAAGACCGTTTTTAAGGTCTATTCCCACTAATAAACGACCTTGCCACTTTTCGTAGGTTGTTTCACGCACATATTTTCCCTCATCGTCCATTTTGAGGTGTTCAATCATCACTTCTTTTTTAATTTTACACGTAATCCCCCTCTCATCTATGAGTTTGGTTAAGACGTCTAATCGTAGATTTTCGTATTCCATAATACAAATATACTATATTTTTTAGAATATACCAAAAATAAAAAACCCCCGATTTCTCGAGGGTTTTTCGTGATATTCCTATTAAGATTATCTTAATGTATCTAAACCAAACACTTGGATACCTTGTACATCGATTACACCGAAGTAACGGTTGTTCACCATTTTCTTTGCGTAACGTGTCATGATACCTTTGATTGGAGTCATGTTGAATGGATTGTACATTGTAGGAGTTAATTGTAATGGCACATATGGTGCGTATACATAACCCGCATCTAACAAAGACTTACCTTTATGACCAATCAAGATCTTGTTTGCTGGGAAGTAAGGATCACGATACACTTGGTAACGTCCACCTACTGTACCGATTTTCTCGATACCCATGTTATATTGATCTTGTTCTGGTTCTGCGTTAGAAACGTGGAAATACTCTAAATCATCGAATACCGCAGAAACTTCTGAAGAAACAACGATCCAGTTAGCACCACCTCTTAACGTAGTTTTGTGGATTTGAGCTGAAATTTGGTTGATTTTTGTAACCAAAGTTTGGTTCCAATCTTTCTGAGTGTAACCTTGTAAAGTTGCACCACCAGTTCCACCGTATTTCCACTCATTGTAATCCCATTTAGCTTTCCATGCTGCACCTTTACGTAAATCACGTAAGATTTCACGGTCAACCTCAGCAGCAATTTGCTCTGATAATAATGCTGTCAATTCTGCCTCAGCGTCGATGTTGTGGAATGCACTAACGTCTTGAGCTAATTCAGGAGACCAGCTTGCTCTTAATTTTCTTTCAGTTACAGAAACTGTTACTGACTCTAAATCGAAAGAAACTTCACCGATTTCATCTTCAAATTCTAAAGATGCATATTGACGATAAGTTACTAAGAAATCAGTTTTTGCTAATGATGAACCAGCAACTGTGTAATCAGAGAAACCAGCAGATGCACTGTAAGATTGTAAATCTACGTTAACGTAGATAATACCGTTAGCATCACAAATGTCATTGAATTGACCTGTAACACCAGCAGATTTAGAACCGTATTCAACGATACCTTTACCGTACTTTTGAGTTACGATACTGATTGGTAAATCTCCAGCTTTCACTTGAGAACATTGAACTTGTAAAGAAGCTAAGAACTCTTCAGTATCCATTTCTTGACCGTTAGGTCCAGCTAATTTACCAGCACCTACTGCCGTAAATCCTGAAATTTCTAAAATTACATTTGAAACTGATGTTCCAGTTACAATAGCACTTTGTGTAGATGCAACACCTTCACTGAATGTTACCATGTTGATAACTGTACCTGTAACAACTGTGAAAGAACCTTTTGAATAATCAAAAAGACCTTGGTCGTTAGAGTCGTTAGCTTCGTAGAAACGATCGTAAAGATTCTTAGTACCTGTATTATAACCTGCAGTTGCTGCATCTTCATTACCTGGCATACCGTAAGGTGCGTAATGACCATTTCCGTCTCTTTCTTGAATTTTAGGTACGAAGAAAAATAATTTACCGATTGGTAAATTCATAGCTTGTACAGACACGATGTCGTTAGCTAATAATTTAGAGAATACACGACGAATGATAGGGAAAACTACAGTCTCGAAAGAACCAGACGCATCAGCTACTGCTGCTTCGTTGATTAAGTAAGACGCTTGGTTTTCATACAATTGCGCGATGTTATCTTTTTGGTGACCACCAAGACCCTCTAAGAATCCTAATTCGTCCCATTTTTTGATGGTATCTTCTTTGATAACTCTAAGGTGCTTAAGACCTATGTTACCAACCATACCGCTTTCTAATAATGCTCCCATTTTTAATATTGGTTTTAATTTTTTATTTTATTTTTCTCATCATTTCTTTAATTCTACTGAATTGAGGATTTTCATAAGCTTTTGACTCAGATAATACCTCTGTAGAAGAAGATGTTGATGGAGTGTTAGAGATTTTTTTCGCAACTGATTCGGTAACCGTAGTTTTTGAACCTAATTCAGTTTTGATTGTTGAGAATAAAGACTTAGCTTCATTCATAGTAGAAACTGTATCAAATCTCTTTAATATATTCAATTTCTCTTGTTTTGTAGTTGAATGTTCAGTAAACAAACGTGTAGCGTAAGCTAAGTTTGCATTGAATACTGCAACTTCATTTAGTTTATCCTTGAATAATACTAACGCCTTTTTATATTCAGCATTTTGTTTTTTCAATGTTTCAACTTGTTCGTTGATACCTGAACCCGCTTTGTACTTTGTTTTAGATGGTAAACCAGCTCTACTCATACCGTTCTTGTTTCCGTGAACGTTTGATTTTGTACGTGCAGCTTCAGTAGCTTCAACTTTTTTAGATTCTTCTTCCTCTTCAGAAACCTCAGCTTCATTAGATTCTTCTTCCTCTTCCTCTTCCTCGTCTAATTCGATTTCATAGATAGTTTCTTCTTGGTTGTCAGAAGACATTACTTCTTCAACTTCAGCATCCATATCCATTTCATCCATATCAACGTCGGAATCAACGTCAGATTCAACATCTGTATCTAAGTCAGCTCCCATGTCCATTCCAGTATCGATATCAGAATCTTCACCATCTAATTTGATGATGTATTCATCTTCACCGTCACCGAATTCAACATTGTTACCGTCTTTTTTAACTACGATACCATCTTCTGGTTTCATAGCCTTGAATACTTTAAGAACTTCATCGTCTGAAGCACTTGTCATATCCATAACGTCTTCATCATCCATTGAACTTTCGTCATCCATAGATTCCATATCAGTTCCCATATCGGTACTCATATCATCCATGTCAACATCAGTGTCAACATCCGAATCAACGTCATCTGTTGAGTCTAAGTTATCGAGGTCTGTATCTGCATCAACATCTGTATCAACGTCTTCTTCAGATTCATCATCTGTGTCTTCGTCGTCAGCTGTTACATCTTGTTCTGCCTCTTCTTCAGGTTTAGCAACTTCTTCTTCAGTTGTTGTTTCTTCCTCTTCTTCCAATGATTCTTTTAGCAAATCTTTAAGTTCTTCCTTCATTGTTGAAGCAAGTATACCTTTTGCATTTTGCTTTACGGCCTCTTCAAGATTTTGTACTTGAAGTAACGCTTGTTCTAAAATTGATTTTTCGCTCATTGTGAAAATTAATTGTTTTTATTACCTTATAAATACTACGATTTATTAAAAAATCGTGTTTTTTAATGTTCCTGCCCCTAAAAAGTTTATTATTTAGATAGAAATGTATCTAAATTGCCCATAAGTTTAGACATTCTACTGTCAAGTGTTGGTTTTTTAATTTCCGCCTCTTGATATTGATCTCTTTCTGATGGGTCTTTAAAAATGTAAGCACCGGGAGTTGATGGTGATGATACTAAATCAAAACAAACTAATTCAAAATCATCTTGTACGATGTTTTCACCTTTAACTTGTTTAAGTGATCCAACACCACGTGAAGAGATACCTAAAGTTGCTCCGTTCATTAATAACATTGCAGCTTGATCTCCTTTGGTTGAAACGATACCCATCTTCTTCCAACCTGGAGAAGTGAATAACTTAATTTTACCCATTAGGATTTTACCATCCCAATAAGTTTCTAAAATTGAATGTGATACTCTATCTAAATCGATTAGTGAAGATGAAGGGTGATTTAATTCATTTAATGCTCCACCCTTTCTAATTAGTGTTTGATATTTTTCGTTTTCTCTCTTAAGTAACATTTCAGGATATATCCTTCCGTTCTTATTTGGAGTATCGAATTTTTGTAAAACAGCATAAAGGATTATGTCTTCAGAGAAGTCGACACCCTTCATTTCCTGTATAATTTTTTTATTCTCTTCTGGAGATACGTGTCCTGCGTCGTATTCTATTAAAATTCCTGTTCCAAGTTCTTTGGGTCCTAATATCTTCATTTATAGATTTTATTACTATAAATACATCGATAACCCTATTATTTTTTGGATTTGTAGAAATTGAATAGATTTTTATCAGAAAGTCCGTCTTCTATTACCATAGATAGAATATCTTTTACGTTATTTTTAATTTCTTTTGATTTAACGTCGAACTGTTTATCAACATATAATGTGATTTCTAAGTTCATAAAAGATCTTTTTTCTAATTTAATTCCCTTTGTTCTAATATCTAAATCAACAATAGATTGTTGTTTAAAATAAGGGTTCTTAAGATTGTAAATTATTTCTTTAACTTTTCGTCTTGATTTATGGATCATATGATCAAAATCATCAGTCTCATTTTCGGCTTGAACCCATGAGTTTAATTTCAAATAAATGGTTTTAAGATTTTTAAAATCTACGGTACCATAACCGATCTTTACATCATTGTAAATCCCTAATGGGATATACTTACCTGTTTTCATTAATATTTCATATTATTATTTCTTATGGTGTTTTTAAAAAATAACTAAAATACTTGGAATAACCAAAAATAATTTCATATATTTGTTGTATATTTATTATATATGATTATTATAGACTTATCTAAAGAAAAAAGTATTGAGACGGCATTAAGAACTTATAAACAAAAAGTTCAAAAAACAAAGCAAGTTCAAAAATTGAGGGAAAGACAACAGTTTGTAAAACCTTCTGTTAAAAAAAGAACTGAAAAATTAAAAGCAGTTTATTTACAACAAAAAAGAAATGGACTTAGTTAAGTCCATTTTTTAATTCGTTTAATCTGTAGTAATTATATCTTGACGGATTCATCTGAGTTACCTCATCTTTAACAGCATTTAATTTATTTATTAAATCCGTTTCATTTGATTCACTTAAAAGTGTTGATACTTGACTTACAATTGATTCTTTTAATTCAGTTGTTTTGGTAATGATCTCATCATAAGGAATAGATAAGATATTTTTTAATTCTTCTTTTTGTGATTCTGATAATGTATTAGAATAAAGAGCATTAAAATTGTTTGTTAACACCGCATTTAATAAATTTTCATTTGGTATTAAGGTTGAATCTTTAGATTCTTTAATTTCTTTTTTGGTTGTTAAATGACTTACTAATTTCTTTTTTGCATTAACCTTCTTTTCAATATTTGATAAACTATCTTTTTCAATTAAGATATCTAATGAGTTGTATATTTCATTTTCGTTAATTGACTCTACGTTTATCATTTTATTTAACGACGTACAAAATGTTGTTAAATCATCCATTTGTTGTTTTAAGATACTAATAACACCTTCAACATACAACTTAGCAGTTTCTTTATCGTCAATATATTTGTTTTCAATTTCTTCATAAAACAAATACATTTCTTTAAAATTTTTGTTTTCTTTAATTGTTGTTAAAATATTTTTAATCTCACCTTTATTTTCATTGGTGTAAGATTCAGTTAACTTGTTTAATAATTTGGTTTTAATAACCCCGAATTTGTTCATGTTTAATCGTTTAAGATATCATTTATTTTAGTCTCTATTTCATAAATATTCTGTTGAGCTTTTTCCATATCAAACAGAATATTAAAATCTTCTTTTTCTTCACCTAACATACCAAGTATTTTAGATTTTTTTGATTTTTTAGCTAATGTTGATTCACTTAAAGGTTCTTCACCTCCACCCGCTGGTGGCGGTGGTGCTCCACCTCCCATATCCATTCCTCCACCTCCCATATCCATTCCTCCACCCGCTTCAGCTCCTGCAGCTTCCATTGCCTTTTCTCTATCCTCTTCAGGAATACCATACTTAGCATCAACTTCATCAAACACACCTGAACGTTTAATAACATTCTGAGTATTTGTTAATTCAAATCCTAATGCACGTTCTAAACGTTGTTGTTGTAAATCTAACATAACCTCAGAATCACTAAATCCAAGAATGTTCTTCTTAGCCCATGTATGTGATACTGGTAAGATACCCACTTGTGATTGATCCGATGTTGCGTCTTTGTAAAGTGTAACCTTTTCTTTCCATTGTTCAATACGTAATAAATCAGATTGTGCCGATGGGTTAGTTAACGACAAGGTAAAGTTATTCAACTCATCTTCCATTCCTAAAAGATATAACTGAATTAAAGCAATCTTATTTAATTCTTGAATAACAGATTTTTGAATTCTATTAATTGTTCTCGCGAAACGAATATCCATTAAAGCTAAACTCTTACCTTCACCAACAACTTCTTCAAATCCTAAGAACGCTTTAGGTATACGTAATGCAGCTAACATCTTTTTTTGAATATATTCAATATCGGCAATCTCACCTAAGTTTTGTGCTCCCGGTAATGTTTCAATTGGATTAGATTGTGATGGATCACGAACAGGAATGAAATAATCCTGATCAACCGCCATTTGATTATATCTCATATCAACTTGACCGTTACGTGGATCTGAAATCTGATCTCTTTTAAATTTGTTTGCAACACGTTGTACGTAAGATTCAATATCCTTATCATCCATATTACCAACGAATACTTTGAATACACGTCTTTCAGGTGCTCTTGATGTTCTATAGATTAACATAGCATCTTCAGCAAGTAAAAGTTGTTTCCAAATACGTCTAATTTTATCTAACATAGAAGTACCGTAAGGTAACTTTCTATCATCACCTAATAATCTAAAGTGAGCGATTTCCCATGCTTGAAATTCCAAATCTTTATTCTTCCATTGAAAACGTAATTCTCTTGATGGAACTTTTAAATCTCTATTTTGTGTTGTGGTCTTACCCGCAGCACCTTCAATTCTTTCAATTTCAATATTTGGTAATTGTTGACATCCGATGATACCTTTTTCGGGATCTAACTTTAAATAAACAAAGTTGTCACCATACTTACAAACACCTCTAGTCCACATTTGTAAGTTAGTATTAACGTCTAATCTGTTATTAAATAAGTCTTCTAATATTTCTTTAATTCTATCTGATTCAGAATAGATCGTTAAAATTTGACCCTTTTCAGACATTGTAGTGGATTCTTCCGCATATATGTCTAACGCTGCAGATATTTCAGGAGTAAACTCCATCGCCTCATAATCGTAATAAGCAGCTAATCTATTTGGTTCATAATAAACCGATTGGTTATAGAGAGATTGGTCTAATTTAGTCCATTTATCAGCGATGTATTGACTCTGTTGAGCCTGTAACATTGCCTTATCATAATCTTCTTTGTTATCTGTTTTTAATAGTTCATCTTTACTGAAATTAAATGAAGGTGCCTGTGTTACCTGAGGTTTCCCTGGGTACCCAAACATCTTTGTTAATTTCTGAAATACAGTTAAATTTTGATTTGCCATTCTATATAAATACTTTTCTTTATAATATAAACTAAAATAATGATAAACTAAACATTATCTACGTTTACCAAATAACCAAGAATTCTCTTGATACGTTTGTTTACTGACATTCATATTATTATCTCGATAATATAAATTATTATTATCCGTTCCCATTGAACCTATTTGATCAAATGCGGTACCATATGAATAGAATGATTTACTTGTCTCATATGATCTTTCACTCATAGTCCAAGAATCTAACATTGCTTTGTTCGCATTTTCGTTCTTTTGTAATAAATTAAATGATACATCCGCAGCATATAAAGCCATTGACATACCCATAATAGCATCATCATGTGTTCCTTTCATATGATCAGGTCTACCGTTCATATAAACAAACGTGTTAAGTTCGTTTAATAATCTTGCAGATCTAACAATAAATCCTTTTCTAAGTTGTTCCTCAAATGCTGCAACAATTTGAGTTCTTTTGTTGTTAAAGTTAAGACCTGGTATTTTCTCCATCGCCTTAGCGTTATAGTCCCAAATGTTTTGAGTATTAACACCCTCAACGTATACGTTTTTGTAATTTAACTCAGTTAATTTTCTTGATGTTGCAACTCCCATTCCACCTGTAATATCCGTTACAATAAACGCATTACCATATAGGATAGCCCATTTGTATGCAACTGCCGCTAAGTCATCGGGAGGTATTTTACCAATATATTCTGCAACCTGTTCCCTATCATCAAAATCTATGATTGATATAGCCGAAAAATCCTCACTATCTCCTCTACTCACATCCACACCCATAATATAACGATGACCAATGATTGGTTCTTTCCATTGCCAAAACGTAGCCTGCATGTATTTCTCAATCGGTTCTCTAATCATATTCTTTGCAATATTCTCTTGAATATCACCAGGAATGACTCCGTCTCCTGAACCTAAGAAATCACATTCCAACTCCTGTGCAATCTTACGTCTGTCATATTTAAATTTCTTAGACATTGATTCAAACCAAGATGAAAATGGTTTATAACCATCCTCCATTAGTTTATTGTACTCTTTCATGTCAAAATCGTGTAGAACAACTTCGTCATCATTATATTGTTCTCTATTCAACATATAGTGACAGATATCTTGACATTTAATCCAACGTAAATCTTTGGTGTAACGAGGGTCTTTAAACCATCTTAAATCGGTTATATGGAAATCATTGATTCCACGTAATGCTTGGTCGTAAACACCGTAATAGATGGGGTCATAACCATTTGGTGTAGAGATAAGAATAATCTTACCTCCCGTTGATAGGGATGCCATAGATGCCGCCCAAAAATCATCACCTGCTTCAATATATGCGGCCTCATCAAATACAAGTATGGTAGGTGTATAACCACGAAGGGCATCCGCTGAAGTTGCGACCGCCTTAACCTCACAACCATTATTTAATCTAAATCTACTCTCTGAGTTTTTATCAGGTGAGAACCCAACATTTAACCATTCAGGCCATTGTTCCAAGAAATGTCTAACCTTATTAGCCATCTCCACCGCAGTATCACGTTTGTTTGCAATAAGTAGAACTCTCTCAGGATTATCGGGTTTTGCTAATTGTAATTTTTTTGATAACCATGCGGCCGTTACTGTTGTTACACCCGCCTGTCTATATTTTCTTGTAATGTTTTCGTTGTAATCTTCGTAGTCCTTTATTAGTTGAATTTGATCTTCAAACAGGTCCATTGGGACATACTTCTTCTGTGTATTATCGAATGTTTGTAAATACGTTCTAAGTGCATACGGAGTATCTTTTATAATCTTTGCATACTCAATTAATTGTTCCGTTCTGGTATTCATATATGTATAAATACAAAAAAAGGTGGTTATTGTAAACCACCTTTGTATTATTTCGTAGGTCTGTCTAACCCTAACTCGTCAAATAGACTGTCATCATCATCTTCTTCGTCATCGTTAGATAATGAAATACCTGGTATACCCGATATAAAATCTTTCAATTCATCGTTATCTGTTTCATCACTAATACCTGTTAAGTCCTCGTCAAATTCCGACATCGTTTGTTCGTAATCGTAATTGTTGATATCTTGTTCAATTGCACGAACCAATGTTTCCATTAAACGATTTCCATTCTCAGAATTAGAAACTATTTCTTTCATGAATACTAAGAATTCCTTTGCTGGTTTTTTGAATATATGTTGGAATACCATTATTTGGATAATTCCTTTATCTTCATCTGTCAATACATCTTCAGGGAATTTAGATCTAATTCTATCCCAAATTGCAGGTCCTAAACGTAAATCCCACATTTCTTTTTCCAATGTATCTTCACTATCTTCAATTGCTGTAAAGTCTTCTTCATTACCTTCTTCATCTCTTTTTCTACCTTGTAATGCAACTAACTCTAAAGTTCCTTTAATCAATTCGTGTATTAAAACTGGAAAGTTTACTGCTCTTGCTTTAACTGTCGGTGGATCAGTTTGTCTATCAACATCTTCTCTACCTGCAATATTACCAGCTTGACCCATTGCTTTCATGGTATCATTAGGTAATTGCCAATATAATGCGTCGTTTACTGACATCATAATTCCGTAAAGACCAACAAGCCTGTCGTTACCAACAATTTGACTAATTCTCTCTTCAGCGTAATGATACATGTAATGACCTCTTTTAGATGCACCTTGTATAATTGTATTTATAAATCTTCTTTTTGCTTTTTCTAAGTCAAGTTTCTCTAAATCATTAACGATTTCAATTTCGTTACCAAAATTCATTTCTTCTTCACCACCTTCTTCTTCACCACCTTCTTCTTCACCTTCTTGGTCGTGATTAAAATCTTCAGGGTTGAATTCCCCCATACCAATAATTTTTGCATCATATTGAACTGACCCTTCAGGAATACCTAATTCCTTCATAACTAATTCAATCGCTAACGCTTCTAATTCTCCTCTGTGGTTTTGTTCAAACTGTAAGATTTGGTTGTGAGCACTCATCATTTGTTGCATCAATGGGGTCATACCTTGTGTACCTCTAATAGTAGCATTTGTACCGGTATATTGTCTCATTTTAGCAACAACTTGTCTATATCTTTCTGAAGCTAATAGTTCTTGGAAGTTCTTATTAGGTTCATCCCCCGTTTCAGGGAAAGGTATTTTTTGCAATGGGGTTTCTCCCGCGGCTAAGTCATCTTGTACTCCTTGGTCAGGTCTATCCTGACTATCAAAATCCATTGGCATTTCATTCAAATTTTCTTGAATTAAAGATAACAGTTTTTTCTTAGAAAATTGCATTTTAAATTACTTTTTTTTCTCCTCAGCTATTTTAGCCTTTGGTTTAGGGTTTGGCCCTGGTCCAGGTTGAAAAGGAGTTTTTCTTGGATCTTCTCTTCTTGTTGGAGTTGGTCTTGTTCCAGGTTTAGTTGATGGTGCTGGTTTTGATGGTGCAGTTTTTGGTTCCGCACTTACAATAGCATCATATGACATAAACTCAGGAATACCGTTGTGTCCCTTTTTAACTTTAGGACCAAATTGGTGGGTCATTGTTTCAGACTCATTAAGTTTAGATTGGATAAGTTCCATAATTTCGTTTTTAGACGTAAAGCTATGAAATTCTTTGTTCTCTACCAAACCTTTAACCCAATTTTTTACTTCTTTAACATCTACCTTTTTACACTTACATTTAGATTCTACCTTTCCACACTCACCACATTTTTTAACATTTTTAAGTTGTGGGAAATCTTCTTTAGATTTCTCTAATGCTTTTTCACTTCTTCCATTGTGATAATCACCCTCTTCTACTTCACTCTCTTTCTTTTCTTTTCTCTTATTATAACCATTAAAATCTGGACTTGGTGGTTTTCCTGGATTGTATGGATTTTTTCCCTTTTTTTCTTTTGATTCATTATCTTTTTTCCAACTATCAACAAATTTACCAAGTTCTTTTTCAACTTCATGATCTTCAGGATCTCTACCTAAATCCTTTTTTAATTTTTCTTTAGTTGCACCTATCATAATACCATGTAAAGATTCGTCCACTTCTTCCTCCTCAGTTTCATCAACTTCTTTTTTCTTAGGAGTAGATTTCTTTTTAGGAGTTCCGCCAAATACCGTTGAACTACTTGATTTTGAACCTTTTATAGTTAAACCCATATCAACCTCATTTACACTTTCACATTTACAAGTCTTTTCACCACATTTTGAACAACAGTTCTCAGTTTCTTTAACCTCACCTTTCTTTTCTTTATTTAATATTGCAAAGTCGTCAGCATCTATTTTACCATTATGGTTTTTATCAATTTTATTTTGTTTTCCTTTTAAAATTTCTTTAACCTCAACAGTTTTATTTGGATCATTTGCCAATTTCTGAATATCAGGATTGGATGCCATAGCTTGTGTAGTTGTTACAATTCTTTCTGATAAATCGTTAAGTTGTTTATCGGTAAAATTAACTAATGTCTTTTCAGAAAAACCTTCTTTTAAAAGTCTTCCTATTAATTCTGTTCTTTTCATGATTCCTTGAATTTTATTTCTTCTTTTAAGAGAATAAATCCTCTTGATTTTAATTTTTTTGTTACGTTTTCAATTGGTTCCGCAAACTTAAATGTTAGTCTTTCTTCTGTATTTTCAAAATCAAACTTTTCCCAAGCCATTGAAACTACACCATCTACAGCATCAATAACTCCGAAATGATCGGAGTCCTGAACTAATTCTAATTGTAAATCTGTATCTTTTAATAAACCTACTACGTCAACATATTCGATGTCAGGCGATTTAGACCGTTGGCAAGCCGAAGCAGGTATAACGAACCAATCGCCCATATCAATTTCAGTGGTCTCACTGAATACGAATTCGTATTGTTTTTGACCTTTGTAATCTGACCCAATTTCATTGACATATATTAGATGCATTTTTATTTAAAATATTTGCTTAATGTATCACCAATTGCAGTCTTTATTTCGTCCAAATCTAATTCTTTAGTTTCATCTTCCGCGTCCATTTCACCTTCTTCTTTAATTGAATACTTACTCAAATTTACTTCATCGGTATCCATTGGGGTATTAACGAATTCATCTAAAGCTGACATTGAATCGTATTCGTTCATATCTAATTCAGGTTCAGCAGATGGAGCAGGTTCTTCACCTGTTGGTTCTTCAGAACCCATTCCACCTTCTTCTTCCTCTCTTTCAAATTTCTTAGCAACATCTTCAATATCTTCATCTGATAATTTATCTAAATCAACTGCAGAAATAATCATGTTTAAAATGTATTTGATATCATCACTTTCCATTCTATCATGTAAATCTCTTAATTCTTGACCTAATTTACCAGCGTATTTTTGAGCTTCAGCCATGTAAGATGATCTCTTACCAGCATCTTCATCTTCACCACCTTCAGCAGGAGGAGCATCTGTAGGTGCATCCATTGGAACTTCACCTTCAGGAGATGGGGGAGGAACGTCACCTGATGCATCAGCCGCAGGTGCTGGAGGTAAATCCATCGGTGCTTCAGGCATTGGAGCCTCTTGTTGAGGTTTGTTTTGCTTTAACACATATTTTGTTGCTTCCTGTAGTTCTTCCTGTCCTTTCAACAATTCAAGTCGTTTGAACGCTTCGGCATACGAAGAGAACTTATTCTTGTTCTTCATGAACAT